GACCATTAATTAAATTACAATAATGGCCACTGCCTCCATCAATAGCACCGCCAAATCCACTAGGTCTATTAAACTCGCTCGATCCTAACGAAGCAGTAAGGCCGGCACCGTTGCCTCTTAACATCAAGGTTATATGTTCGCCATCATTAACGGTTACATTTGTGCGTGATTTAAAAGTAGTTGTGTTATAATCTCTATCTATGCCGTCTACAATCCAACTACTCCAGACACCTCCAGTTAAGCCAGGCACATAATTACCTGACATTACCCTAACTCCTGTTAGGCTAGCACCTTCAGTTGAGATTCGATTTATCTTTGTTGAAGCTAACGCTCCTCTTGAAACACTAGCTATCTGTGGCATATTTGTTATCCATAAGTCGAACTTGCTCCTAGCACAGTCCAAGTAGATGATTGTCTAATAAGTGTAAAAGAAACTATGTCAAATCCGTTAGCTGTACCTCCAGGAACGCTGCCCCCAAACCATTCTATTGTTTGTGCTGCGCCACCTATTTGTACTGCTGTTGGCATATACTGTGTTAGGCCTTGTGCAATAATTAGTGCTACTGTTGTTATTCTGTCACCGGTAGTTGGTACGTTTGTGAAGTTTGCTGTGAAGTTTGCTGCTGGCGCTGTATGGTAAAATACTCCGCTAGTTGTAGTATTATGTACTACGGTACCAGTAGCACCATTTATTGTGCTTGATACTTCTGATAGCATCGGTGTAGCACCAGCTGATAAACCATCAGTAATTCCATAACCAGCAAGTGTGGTTGGTGTTGCTGTCAAATCTGTAAATGCTACACTTTGTAAGGCACTGTCGGCTAATGCGCCTTGTGCTGTACTAGCAGCATCAGTAATTCCATATCCTGAAAGTGTAGTCGGAGTTGTTGTTAAATCTGCAAATGCTACACTTGTTAAGAATGAACTTGTATCTGGTGGTGTGTATGTAAACGCACCTGAAGCATTTGCATAACTTAATGCACCTGTTCCACTTGCACTTGCTTGTGTTACACTTAATCCATTTCTTGCATCTGCTAGTGTAATTCCTCCGCCACCGCTAATTGATGTCCACGATCCTTCATATACTTGCGCTTGGCTAGTAGTGCTGTCATATATTATATCACCATTAGCAGCCGTTAGTGCATTCTTTTGTGTTGTTGTAAAACTAGGTAACCTAAAAGTACCGCCAGTAATTATAACTCCATCTGGTGCGTCTAATGTTATTGTAGTGGCACTTGTTACGGTAGGTGCGCCTGCTGATGCATTAGAAAAAGTATCAGCACTAACCGCAGCAAAGACAACACTGTCTGTTGTGTTTAAATCTTGATCATATGATGCGCCTCCGCCTGCACTTGAAAATGTAAAGTTGCCCGAGCCGTCTGTTGTAAGTACCTGTCCGTTAGTGCCGTCAGTAACACCTAGTTCTGTAATACTTGTTGGCAGACTTGATGTTTGTGCATACGTCGATAAGTTTGCAGGACTAAATGTAAATGCACCTGATGTATTGTCATATGCTAATGTCCCGCCGCCGCTTGCTGCTGTTTGAGAAAGGCTTAAACTTGTAAGTGATATTGCTCCAGATAAGTCTGCAGGTGTAAACGTAAACTCTCCTGTTCCGCTGTCGTAAGCTAGTGCCCCGGCGCCTGCTCCTGTTGCATCGTTAGTAACACTTAAATCATTTAATGTAACTCCGTCAACGACTGCTGGAGTTACGTTGATCCAAGTGCCACTAGTGTATTTTAAGATTTGTCCCTCAGCTGGATTAATAACTGTTGCATCGGTTAAGTTTGTAAGTGCTGATGAATTACTAATTGTAATTTCATTAGTTGATGTAATTGATGGTGTTATTCCGGCACCACCTCTAATGTTCACAGCAAATTGAGTGCCGCCGACATCTGTGAGTTTTAAATCAACTCCTATTCCTGAAGCTTCACCAGATAGTGCATACGTAGTATTAGTATCTGCTAATCCCGCTACTGTAGCATTGGCCCATTTAACACCGTCCCATTGTAATAACTGTCCTGTTGTTGGAGCATTTGTAGCTGTGTCAACATCGCCAATACTATTAATACTGCTAATGTCAACATCAACATCGTCTGCTGTAATAAATCCAGCATCATTAGTAAATGCCGAAAGGTTAGTTATAGCTGCTGGTGTTCCAGTTAAATCAGAATACGCTCCGCTAAAAGAATTTGATGCATTGGCAAAATTTGCTGTTACCCAATCTCTATCAGCAAGTGTAACATTTGTTCCTGCACTAGCAGTAAATAATCGTAATGCTGAATTTTCGGAATCGTAGAATATTTCGCCTACACTTCCGCTGAGAACGTTTAAACTTCGGGTCGACCTCTTTTCGAGTCGTATTGATCTAATTGGTTGAGGCATCTGTATTGCTCCTTTGTAGTATTTATATAGATAAGTAATTGTATGAAAATCAAACCTTATTATCAAATACTAGCATACAGCTCTTCAACCCGTAAACTTGTCCCTCAGTATATATCTACAGAGATTAGTTACAATAAAAAATGTACGAGTTTAATTGAAGCAAGACGCCGTAGTACCGAATTTGCTAAAAGCTTATGTGAAGCAAATCGATACAACGTTGTTGATTGGGTGCCTAAAGTACAGCTAATTAACGATATGGGCAAGACACTACTTAATTAATCTAAGTTATTTAAGAAGTCTCTAAGCTTCGTGCTGTCAGTTTTTGCAGTTACTTTAGCAACAGGTGCTCCGTCATCCGGGTCTTCTGAAGATGAACTGCTCGAAGATGCATTATTTCTTTTAAGTGCATCGACAATCGAACTACTACTGCTAGTATTAGATGCAGATCCTTGATCCTGATCATCTTCGCCTAAGTCTTCAATACGCAGTGTGTCTACATTAAATGCTAGATCAACTTTCATACCGACACCACTACTCGAACGTGTCTTCATTAATTGTATCTGATAACGTCCGCGCTCACGCATTGCCCTACTTGTAAAGATACCAATTACGTTATCCGCAGTATTAATCTTAGATATACCACCGGAGATCATACTATGATCAAATTCAATTTCTTCAACAGCTCCGCGGTTCAACTGTGATGCTGTAACAAAGATTGTATTCAGTTCCATTGCTAAGTTACGTAGTTCTTCTGATACATACTTGTCTTTAACAAACAAGTTCTCTGCGCTAATCTTTTGTCCAATTGGATGCATAAGATCTAAGTAGTCAATCAATAGTACGTCAATCTTACGTCCTGTTTTAATCTCATACTCTTTCAAGTATGCACGTACATCGTTTGCTGTCTTGCCTGTGGGCATATACTTAACTTGGAATGCACCAGACTTTTTGCCAATCATCTTAACTTTCATCTCAACATCGTCGAGACTCTTAAACACATCGCGACTCGGAATGTCTGATACCATACTGTCAAGCCGCATACTAACCAAGTTCTCACTAAGCTCAAACGTTAAGTACATTACGTTAAGGCCTTGTAAGCACCAGTTCACACCCATGTTAGCTAGGAACAAACTCTTACCTGAGCCAGACCCGCCTGCAAAGATGTTAAGCTCACCTCTGTTAAATCCGCCGAACAATTTGTTATCTAGTGTAGGCCAGCCTGTGCTTACTTGTCCGTTCTTATCTTTGATTGCGTTTAGTCTTGCTCTAGGGTCAGCAAAGTAATCTGTACCTAAATCTTTTTGCAAGCCAATTTGCACAGCTTGCTTAACCAAGTCTTCACATGCGCCATACTCACCCTTCTCAAGTAAGTCTGCACTTTTAAGGATAGCTGCTTCTAATGCCTTGTGTTTACTAAATGTTTCAAAGTCTGCTAGCAACCAATCATAATGATTCTCCATCAAGTCGCCTGGATGTTTTAAGTCAGCTTGTGTTGCTGCATTTACCATATCAAATGTAGGCAATGCATTATGTTCATCTACATAATTCTTAACAAACTTTGCAGGTTCTTGCAATCGTCTGTCAAATGTCTCTGGATCAAACACACCTTGACAGCGCACAAAACTTTCTGCGTCTGTCATAAACATTTCTAGATATACTCGCTGTATATCGTATCCGTAATCTGTATTTTGTCTAGTTTGCATTTGTTGTCTGTTATCCTAAGAGCATACATTTATATTATACATTATAGCAAACTCTTGAGCATCTGTCAAGTCATTTACCATAGGCTTGCCTTTAATGTTTAGCGAAGTATTTAACAACATTGGACAACCCGTTTCTTTATACCAAGCCTCTAACAGTTTTCGTATTCCGCTTCCATCCTTTGGTACTGTTTGAACTCTGCTTGTTCCGTCCACGTGGGTGATGGCAGGATACAAACTTGGACTGGTGCAGGCGGAAGTATACTGCATAAAGTTATTGTGATGACCTTTGAAGATTCCGTCCGCGTACTCGTCGAGCACGACTGGTGCGAATGGCCTAAACTGCTGCCGTTGCTTAATATCGTTGACCCTGCGTTTGATATCGCTGCCACGGGGATCAGCAAGCAAGCTACGATTGCCAAACGCCCTAGGCCCAAACTCAGCCCTTCCGCTAGCGACTCCTGCAATGCCTGTTGATTTAAGCTCTTTAATAAGTTCGTCAACTGGATAGTCTCCTTCTATATCATATCCTAAGTATGCGTTGTTAAGTGTTATATGTTTTTTATATTTTGCTAGTACGGCTCCTACTGAACTTCCAGCATCACCTGGGTTAGGCATAATCCATACATTGTCAAAGTATTCGTATGCTATATGATTAGCACTACAGTTTAATGCACATCCTCCCATAAGAACTAAGTTCTTGCTAGGTGAGTTGTGTGCAGCCTTTTTAAGAGTATAACGCAGTATATCTTCATATACCATTTGTGTAGCAGCAGCAATATCAAACATATCTTGTTCAGTAATAAGATCCGGTCGCCAATCTTTACAGCCGCGATGCAAGTTTTGTTTAATTGAAATCATTGCGTATCCGCTTGTACCGATAAAATCATCTTTAATAGATTGATATAATCTAGTGCCATCGCCGTATGCAGCCATGCCCATTAAGATATATTCATCTTCATTTGGTTTCAAACCAATTCGTTGCGTCATTGCACTGTACCACAGGCCTACTGAATGCGGATAACCTTGACTGTAAGTTTTCTTTAAGTTGCTGCCTTTACCTTCCCAAATAGTTAGTGTTTCAAATTCTCCAATGCTATCGATACATACGACTGTAGCATGTTTAAAATTACTAGTATAATAACCAGCGGCAGCATGACTATGATGGTGACTAGCGCACACAACAGGAGCAGTGATGCTATACTGTTGTAAATACTTTTTAATATTATTTTCTGCATAGTTCCATCCTTGCCCTGCTCTAAACTGTCTAATAGTTTTTCTAAAGGGTTTTTCATACCATACCACTTCATCTGGTTCGCCCCATTGTTGTGCGTATTCAATTAGTTTAAAATTTAGATGCGGATCGTTTTTAATTCCGCTAAAGCGTTCTGAATGACTTGCAAATTTTAATGTAAGAGAAGGATCAGGAAGTAACCCCTTACGCTTAAATTCAAAGACTGCTAGCGAAGCATCGTGACTGTTTGCTGAAATGCCCCAAGTAATCATGCGTGTTTAACTTCCATATAATATATATTATTTCTTTTATACATAATTGAATCTTGCACAGCAGTAATTTTAAGGCCTGCTTCGTTAATCATTTGTTCAAACGTATTAGGCCCAGAACCTAAAGTACATTCTTGTAATAGTATTCTACCATCAGCAGCTAATAAATTTTTCATTTGTTTAAAAAAATCTTTGTGTGCTTCCCAATTAGTATCTACTAATAAATCTAGTTGTTCACTTGCGTTATTAGAATTCATAGATTTATCTGCTGCTTCAACAGAAGGCCAGTGCGGTGGGTTGCCAACTACAAGATTAAACTTCTCAGTACTAGGTACACAATCTAATCTGTTACCTTTGTATATATTAATGTTATTAATGTACCTATGACTATTTTCTTTAGTTCTTGTTAATTGATTAATAGCTAAGTCGGACATTTCTACAAATGAAATGTTATTACATAACTTAGATGCAAGTAAGGCATATCCAATAAAGCCCGGCCCTGAACACCATTCTAGTGCATTACTAACTGAGCCATAAGACTTATGGATTATTTCTGCATATTCGAGTGCAAAATAATCACCGCCTCCATTAGTAATAGGAGTGTACTGCACATCAAGGTCATCTACTTGCCAAATATAATTTATTTTCATATGTGTATATCCACTGTTGAACCAATTTCATATTTTGATTCTTCTTGTCCTTGTGCGTTGTATGTGATATATGCAACTTCTTCAACAACTGTTGCGCCTCGTGTTTTTAAATGTTCGACATGAGACGATACAATATTGTTACCAACATATTGTGTTCTAGTGAAATTGCTTATAATTTCTGTTGCAGCTACAGGATCAATCATTTGTATATAAAAGGATCCTGTTTTTTAAGTTCTTCTAAACGTTTCTTGTACGCTTTATCTGCTTTATAACGATCGTACGGGGCTTTAATTTTTGCCCATATCATTTTTAAGTAAACCATTTCTTTGCTCTCAATCTAATTTTAAGTGGGCTAGTTTCAGCAGCACTAGCAATACTGTATAACGTATATAGTCTACCGTACTTATCTACACAATCGCCTACGTCATTAATCTCTTGATCCCACTCAGGCAAGCTAACTCCCCATCCTCTGCCAATAGCATCTTCCACAAGTTTCTTGCCTGCGTGATCCCTGTCAGGCACTACTACAATATCTTTGTTTAGTCTGTTAAGCAGCAATGCTTGTGCATCGTTAATCTCACTGCCGCCTAGCGCACAGCCACCTATGTGAATAGCATCAACCGGACCTTCAACAAGTATAGCAAACTCTTTGTCATACGTTTGTTTGTCTAGACCGTATACAAATCCTGCTTGCTGTTCGTTTAAGTACTTAGGCTTCTTGTCTGCTGTAATAGTTCTAGCTGTCCATCCTGTTACACGATTCTCAAAGTAGAACGGAATGATAAGTCTATCTCTGTATGCAAGACTTGGGCACCAATAGTATTCAGTATCATCTAAGTCCAAGTTACGAGTTGCTATGTATTCAAGTATAGCCATGCTAAACTTATTAAACTCTGTGATGTCTTTGATCTTTACAGCATCAGCAGGTAGTGGCACAGTTTCAAACGTAGGTATTTCTATCTTACGCTCTGCAACCTCTACACCTTCGTTTATACGCATTACATCAAACGTGAGCTTAGTTATGCTATCATCACTGCACCCGAGCCACTGTAGAAGCTTACGTAGCTTCTGTGACACCGCTCTGCCTGGCTGCCAGGACGCTTTGTATCCGCAGTTAAAACAGTGATAGCTTACTGTATCGCCTTCGCTAATAAGTCCTCCGCGGCCACGCTTGTCAGCTGCATTACCATTGTGCTGACAACATGGTGCATTAAAGCTAGTCCACCCACTAGGAGTAGTCTTACGCTTTGAAGGCAGGTGTGATATAATAATGTCAGATACGATACTCATACTACTATTATAGCATCAGTATATATATTGTCAACTAGTTTCTAACTAATATTTTAGTTATTTTCTCTGCAGGATCTACGTTAGATATAAATCGTAAATATGAATAAACTCCGTTAACATTAATACTTACTGGAGTTGTTTCGGTGCCATCAAAGGTCTTGGATACTACATCATCCCACGCTGTTTGCTCGCTAGTTTGATTATCAAGTGTTGCCTGCACTGTTACGATGCCAGCATATGCAGTAGTATATATTGCCGCAGTGTGTAATGCTTCATTACCATTTATAGCAGGCTCGGCATTTATAGGACCTGTTACCCACACTTCTCCAACTTCCTTAAACGCAGCAACTGAGTGAGCAGCAACTGGACCTGGAAAAGCAGCACTACTAATATTAATCACTCCGTTCATACCAAAGTGGGTATCAGTGTATGTTATAACAGGTACATCATTTGCATCTACAAGATATATACTGTAACTAAGAAATTGATCCTTTATATTTAATATAGCATTTTCTGTTATTGTTATTTTGAACACTCCTTTAATTGGAGTCGACCCGTCACTTGTAACTTGTACTCCATCTTGTTCGATTATTAACTTTTTGTTCTCATCAAACGCTTGGAACTTTGGAGTGTAAGAACTTAATACAATTGGTTTTTGATCTGGATTTAAAACTTTAAATTCTAAGACATTATCAATGCCTTTATATACTTGTATATGTTTTTGGTACACTGGTCTATACTCCGTTACGAATCCTGCTTCATTAGCTACGATGGTCGTTCTGTTATTGACTAAATATCTAGGTATTAGTTGCATAACTTTATTTATCGGGAAATCATGTGTTATTAAAAGACATCGAAGAAAATTATCCATTTATTAGCGTAGTCACTTACGGGGGCAACGAGTACGTCGGTATTATTGCCAATCAGGATGCATATGTTACTACAATGTATGTGTATACATCATTAAAGACAGTAGAAGAAAAAACATTATTCCTTGAGGTAGGAGAAGTATGGTGGTGGGAGTCAAATAGAATGATTCCAATCAATATTTTCTTACGTAGAGAAATGTCGCCTTTTCAATATTCTTTAATGACTATGAATTCAAAAGACGTTAGAGTTTCTATCGGACCTTGTGTAAATTTAAACAACTTAGCTGTAAAGCGAGTAAAGCGTAAAAATGTACAACTAGTTAAGCGTCCGAAGCAGTAAACTTATCACACAATAAATTCATGTGTACTACACACGCCATTGCATAAGATATAGCATGTGCCTTTTTAAAGTAATACCCTTCCTCAGGTTTCGTCCACACTTCTTGTAAAATCAAATTCCAATTGCTTCCACTCAGGTGCCGTTTCGCTGGGCGAATGATTGCTAGTGTTGCTGCTAATTGTTGTACCGATCTGGGCTTCAATTGCTTTAACAGTTCGCCGTGCCCGTTCAGATGAAATACTTGATCGCTGAAGTCCGTGTGTTCCAGAAGTTGCCATAGGGGTTCTCTTTCCATTAATTGTGTTAAGTGTGCTTCGTCCTTAACGTCTTTGTATATGCTTACGTTGAGGAAGTCTAATTTAAAATAGCCACGTTCATCTGCTGCCTTATGTTCAACCGTAGCCAAGTTGTCAATAGGATTGTGCGGAATCTCTGTTGCGTAGACTCCAGTGTTATGCTTCTTGCCTGTGTTTAATTTTGCCACACGATGTTTTAACTGTGCAAGCACAATAGATCTATCTGCAAAGTCAATATCAATATCAGGCATCTATTTTCCTAGTAGTCAATTGGGTTACCTTCTTTGCCTGATCGAACTGTAATAAATCTTTGAACAACTTTTGAAAGTTGGTCGGCTGTATTATCAAACCATTCAGCAACGTGATAATCTACTCTATTAGGTTTTTCTGTTTTTGCAGTACGCATATCCATCCAAACAATATAGTCTGGATCTAGGTACTCAACTGCTTCGTTTGTGTTACAGCGTTTATCAATTACAACAGTTTTACCGGCGGCTACTATACCATCGACGTATCCTCTAAGTTCGTTTGTATAACTGTTTCGGTCTATATACACGCCACCTAATAATGTTGCAAACGGTTTTGCTAACATAGTCTTGCCACTTCCTTCAGGACCGCATATTAATATTTTCATAGGTTACCTTCCTTTGCAATCTCTTTTACTAGCTGCACATCAGTAGGTAAACGTCTAAATCTTAATGCCCAGTGTGTAGGATCAATCACATGATAAACAAGTCCTAGCTGTTCATCATTAAATCTACTCATCATTTCTTTTCCACTATCGCAATTTAAAACTAACCACGGACTAATTTTTCCGTCCTTAATATCCCACACTGCTCTGTTTAAACTAACATGTTGAAAGTAATGATTCCACGGAGCACTAATATCAGATGACCATTCTGTCATATGAGTTACCGTACGTTCTAATGCAGTATGTACATCTTCTTTAAGAATAAATTCAAGAACATATTTTTCATACAACTCGTCTTTACACCAGTGATCTAATTTAACTCCGCTAGTAACAACATGATCAATATACTTTTCTGGATACATCGGCTTTACGTTATTAATGAAACTGCCAAACTTTACAAACGCATTATAGTACGGAGACTTACAAAATTCTTCATATGTTTTTTGTTTCTTATTGCCTGCACTTAATTTATAGAATCTATCAAATGCATAATACCCATAACGCACACGCTTTTCGTCTTTCTGTAATGCTCGTCTTTTCTTTTCACAGAGATGTGCAAACAGAGTAGACTCTCTAACGTAACTACTACCGCAGTATTCGCACTTATAAGGTTTTTCAGAGCTTGACGACAATTTCGTATTCTTCCGCAAGTTGTTTAAGTTCTTTTTTTGTAGATATTCTAGCAAGTAGTTCGACCTCGTCTGTTTTCATATTTGGATAAATTTGTTGTAGAAACTTCATTGCTTTACCTGTACTGCCGTCACGTTTCTTAAAACCAATCCAAGGATGAAACTCATTCTTACCTGTGTTGCCGCTCATGCACAACAACTGCCACATTAATTTTTGATGGCCATTGTCTTTGCCAACACCAATATCATTAAAGTGCTTGTTGTAATATTGGTTAGTTTTAAATACAGCTAGTTCTTGCTTTTCGCGACTGCCCTGTACACCACTAACATATCTATTCAGTAACCAAAAGCTAATCTGTTTCTTATGATCATCTTCTAAGTGGTTCCATATGTCACTACGGCCATTATCAATCCAACTAAGGATTTCTTTTATTGCAAGTTTTTCTGCTGCCATTCGACTACATCCTCTGGTACGTTTATCTCTACTCCATTATAGTATACATTCAAACAACCAATTTGCCAACCGTTTTTTAACCAGCGTAGTTGTTCTAGTTTCTCTACTTCTTCCTCGCGTTCTACAATTAAGTTAGGATACATTTCTAATGCGTTGCGCTTGTATCCGTATACACCTAAGTGCCATTCGCCGTAGCCTGTCATACCTCTGCCAAACCAAAGTGCGCTGTCACCAGCACGTACCATTTTAACTGAGTTAGGATCGTTTTGTTTTTCTTCTGGCATCGTTGTAAACACTGTGCTTACAGAATAGTGTTGCAAACTTGAAATACATTTGTCAACCATATCCGTTGTTACGTCAGGCATGTCGCCTTGTACATTTATAAACTTATTATACCTAGCAAAGAATTCATTCTTAATTGCGCCGGCGCATCGTGCTGTGCCGTTTTCATAATCTACTTCTTCAATCCAACAGTTGCTTGAACTGAACAAACTAAAGATACGCATGTCATCTGTTAGTACATACGTGTCAAGGCCTGTCTTGCGACATCGTTCATAGACTCTTCGTATCATTGGAATATTATCCAATGATATCAATGGCTTACCCGGAAAGCGTGTGCTAGCATAACGTGCAGGTATTAAGATTGCTGTCTTACTCATACTGCTACTACCTTGTTGATTGCAATTATGTCTGCTACTACTTGTTCAAAGTCATCTAAGCGTAACATATTAGGACCGTCACTAGGTGCTATATCAGGATTAGGATGGACTTCCAAGAAAAAATTCTGGATGCCAAGAGCAGCCCCAGCACGAGCCAGCCCAGGCACGTAGTCACGGTTACCACCTGAACTAGACCCAAGTCCTCCGGGCTTTTGGACAGAGTGCGTAACATCAAAAACAATAGGGTGTTCATAATTGGCAAGCATATACATAAGACCAGTATAGTCAACGACAAGATTGTTATATCCAAAGCTAGTGCCCCTTTCTGTAATCCAAACTTCTTTAGCGTCTGTACACTTACTTAGTATGCCTTTCATATCCCAAGGAGCAAGGAACTGTCCTTTTTTGATATTAACAATTTTATCTGTTGCACATGCAGCTTGCACTAAGTCAGTCTGTCTGCATAAGAACGCAGGTATTTGTAATACATCAACTACGTTATTGTATTTTGTAGTTATAGTTTTAATTTGATTAATGTCGTGTACATCAGTTAACGTCTTGACATTGTGTACTTCTTTAATTAGTCTAAAGTCTTCTAAGGTAGCAGCAAGTCCTACACCACGTTGTCCGCCAAGACTAGATCTATTTGCTTTATCAAAACTTGCTTTAAAGATATATTCAATGCCGTACTTGTCGCATATTGATTTACACTTCTGTGCAATAGCCGATGATTGTGATAGTGTTTCGTGCTGACATGGACCTGCTATAATTCTCATTTTACTGTTGATCCGCTAGTGCGTCTTACAATGTCATCGTGATTGAACTCTGCCCAATACAACTCAAATGCAACACCATCTTCTAGTCCTTCGAACTGATGAA